TTAGTGTTCGAACAAAACACCGCTCAGACAAGAGGTAGATTTATCAACACTGTACAACCTTACTTAGAGGGTATCCAACAAAGACAAGGATTGTACGCATTCAAAGTGGTTATGGATGAGACTAACAACACACCTGATGTAGTTGATAGAAACATACTTGCTGGACAGATTTTCCTACAACCGGCTAAGACCGCTGAATTCATTGTAATTGATTTCAACATCTTACCAACTGGAGCATCGTTCTCAGCATAAACAAAAAAGTGAATAACTAATATTTATTAGTATAAAAGAGGAAATATAAAATGGCAGAAGTATTAGAATTTAACGAAATGTTCTTCACCAACTTCGAACCGAAGATGAAGAACCGCTATATTATGGAGATTGATGGTATTCAATCATACTTAATCAAAACAGCGGCAAGACCTTCAATCAACTTCGAAACTGTGAAGTTAGACCACATCAACACTTATAGAAAACTACAAGGTAAAGGTGAGTGGCAGGATATCAACATCACATTGTATGACCCAATTGTACCTTCAGGTGCACAACAGGTAATGGAATGGGTGAGATTGGGATATGAATCTTTAACTGGTAGAAAAGGATACGCAGATTTCTACAAAAAAGATATCGATTTTTATATGTTAGGTCCTGTTGGTGATAAAATCGAACAATGGAAGTTAAAAGGTGCATTTATTGCAGCAGCTAACTTCAACGATTTGGATTTCTCTTCTAATGACCCTGCTGATATCGAATTAACTTTAGCATACGATTACGCTATCTTAGAATTCTAATAAATTATCCACTACTATTATATTTGAAGAAGGTTCTCTTTGTGAGAACCTTTTTTCATTTTATAACTTTTTTATTTTGATATACTTATATATACAAACAAATAAAGGTTTAATATGAGCGATACAAAATTTGAATTTCCAACGGAAATCATTGACTTACCATCAAAGGGTTTAGTTTACCCAGAAAATCATCCTCTCAGAAAAGGTAACATTGAAATCAAATATATGACTGCAAGAGAAGAAGATATTCTTGCTTCTCAATCTCTAATCAAAAAGGGTGTGGTTTTGGATAAACTTTTCGAATCAGTAGTGGTTGAAAGGGATGTTAATATCAATGATATTTTTATTGGTGATAAAAACGCAATTCTTTTAGCAACAAGAGTAATGGGATATGGTGCAGATTATGGTGTAGAAGTAACTGACCCATTTACATTAGAACCACAACAAGTAACAATTGATTTATCAAAAGTTAAAACCAAAGATTTTGATGAAAAAATCTTAAATGGTGATAATAGATATAAATTTAAGTTACCAAAGAGTGGTGTAGAGTTAGAATTTAAACTTCTAACACATGGTGATGAGATTGAAATTACCAAAGAAAATCAAGCATTAGCTAGATTGTACAAAGGTAAGGGAGATACTACATTTGATGTAACTACTCGTTTGAAATATATGATTCAATCAATAGATGGTAACTCAGATAGAGGATTCATCACGAAGTGGGTTCAGAATTCATTCTTAGCAATGGATACCAAAGCATTCAGAAAATTTGTTAAAGAAATCAGTCCTGATATGGATTTAACCTTCGAATTTACTTCGGAGATAACGGGTGAAGCGGAGGCACTCGATATCCCGTTTGGGATTAGCTTTTTTTACCCTACCGAGTGATTATAGTATCCAACTTCACAACCAAATTTGGGAGTTGGTTAACTTTGGTAACGGATTTACTTGGCGAGATGTTTACTTCATGCCAATCCAATGGAGAAAGTTCTACTTTAAGAAGTTGGCTGATTTGAAGAAGAAAGAATCGGAAGAGTATAAAAAGATACAACAAAAGTCAAAAGTGAAGGTTAGGAGATAATCTTCACTTTTTTTATATCTTATATTTATAGAAGTATAAATAGGAGAATTCACTATGAAAAAAGAAACTACAAATGAAGGATTATTTTCTGCAGCTGATAAGTTTGTTAATGCTTTCTTTAAAGGATTAGAGAAAAACACAGCAAATCAAATTATCAAAAAAGCAGAAAAAGCCAAACTTCCACCTGAAGCATTAAAGTTGATGAAGGCCATTGAAACTGACCGTGAGGAATTAAAAAAAATACTGAAAGACTTTTAATAAATCGTTAGATGGCAGATAATTTAAATCAAAATTTAAAGATTAGTGAGCGTATTTTACAATTACGCAAAGATATTACTGCCGCAGAGCAAAAGGAGACGGAGTTAACAGAGCAAGAACAAAAATTACTACAACAAAACGAAGCTACTCTTGCTAAGATATTAAAGTTCCAAGAAAAGAGATTAAAAGCAGCTTTAGGTACTAAAGAAGCCGAATTAGATGTTAAAAAAACCATTTCAGCACAAGCTGCGGATTTAAGTTCTATATCATCTTTATATAGTGGATTAACATCGAAGCAAAAAGAAAGCTTAAAAACAACCCAAAGCATAGCTGAATCTGTATATGGTACTATGCTGGCGGATGATGGTAGAAAGGAATTATTAGATAGTACTCTACAAGGTGTTAGTAGATTACAAGCTCTTCAGCAAAAAATGGCAGAGACTGGTCCTGAGGATTTAGAAACCCAACAATCCATTCGTGATGCATACCGAGCTGAACAATATGTATTAGAGAAAACCATTGCTTCAAAAAAAGTAAGTTTAACTTTAAGTGATGCAGAAGTCGATGCGTTGAACCGAATGTTGAAAACCCAAGATGGTAATTTAGAAGTTGCTGAAAAGTATGGAACTCAATCTAAAATGACTAAAGAGTTCTTAGAAAAACAAATAAATGTATATAAGGGAATAAATTCAACCATAAGAGGTGTTTTAAATACTGCTAAAGTATTAACCTCAACTTTTAGAGGTGGTTTCGGTGCAGCTCTGATTGGTGCTAGTGTTGCTGGTAAAAAATTATTGAATACCTCATATCAATTAGGTGGTTCTTTAATAGATACTTCTAATATAGCAACAACATTATTTGGGACAGTATTTGAAGATGCAGTTGGTACAACAAAGGGATTATCAAAAGAGTTTGGTGGATTAAACGATGTATCATTACAAACGCAATTAAGAACTAATGTATTAGCTAAGAACTTAGGTATTGGTGCAGGTGAAGCAGCTAAATTAACTGGTTCATTTGCTCGTTTAAATGATGGTTCTCAAGAAACCGCACAAAACCTAATTCAATCTACTAAAAACTTAGCAGAACAAAATGGATTAGTACCTTCTGATGTAATGGCTGATGTGGCTAATTCAGCAGAAGCATTTGCTGCATATGGTAAGGCTGGTGGTACGAATATAGCTGAAGCTGCAGTTGCTGCTGGTAAGTTAGGTGTAACAATGTCTCAACTTACTGGTATTACTGATAATCTATTAGATTTCGAAAACTCAATAAACGCTGAATTGGAATTGGGAGCAATGTTAGGTAGAAATATCAACTTAGATAGAGCCAGAGCATTAGCATATGAGGGAGATATTGGAGGAGCAGTTAGAGAAACTTTATCATCATTGGGTGGTATTGAAGAATTTAACAAAATGGATATTTTCCAAAAAAGACAGGCAGCTTCACTTTTAGGATTATCGGTAGAAGAATTCCAAAAGATGGCGGCAAATTCTGATAAGTTGAATAAAGATGGTTCGATTCAATTATCTAATTATGAAAAAATAACAAATACTGCTAAAGCGTTTGGTTCACAAATCCTATCAGCTGGAGAAGGTTTGGGTGGTTGGTTAATTGCTACTGGACAAATCAAAGATGGTATCGGTGGTATTGGTGATATGTGGGGTAAAGTTAAAGGATGGTTTTCTGGTGGTAAAGATATTGCAGGTGGTGCAATGGATGCATTCTCCGCAGCTAAAGCTAAAGGATTATCTGATAAACAAATCTTAGCTGGATTTGGTGGTAAGGATGCCAAAGATATGATGATGGGTAAGGGTAAAGATTTAATACCTGATGCTAGTGACTTAAAAGGTTCGGTAATCCCAGATAGTGCTAATCCAGCCAAAGGTGGTGGAATCATGGATTCCATGTCTAAAATTGATATGAACGCAGTTCTAAAAGGAGCCGCAGCAATGGTAATCGTAGCTGGTGCAGTATTCGTATTCGGAAAAGCAGTACAAGAATTTATGAAGGTTAGTTGGGAAGCGGTTGGAATGGCTGTGGTATCAATGTTAGCCTTAGTTGGAGCAGTTGCTTTATTGGGAGCAATTATGATGAGTGGTGTAGGTGCAGTAGCAATCTTAGCTGGAGCAGCTGCAATGTTAGTAATCGCAGCATCGGTATTGGTATTGGGATACGCACTTCAAGCAATCGGAACTGGATTTGAAATGATGGCTAATGGTATTGGAACTTTAATGCCACAATTGATGTCCGTAGCAACTACCATAGGTGGATTAGTATTACTAATTCCAGCTATCGCATTATTATCGTATTCTATATTAGGATTATCCGCATCATTAGTAGCATTGGGCGTAGCTGGTGTTCTTGCAGCACCCGGTCTGATGGCACTTGGTGCAGTTGGTACTGTAACACAAGGGTTAAATTCACTATTTGGTGGTGGAGAAGAAGGTGGAGATAGTGGTGATTCTGATTTATTAACCGAAATTAAAGGATTACGAAAAGATTTGATTGATGGTAAAGTAGCAGTTTACTTAGATGGAAAAAAGGTTATGGCAGGAGTTTCAGCCGTATATAGTAGAACGGGAACTAATTCATTTACACCAGCATAATTATGCCAACATTAGAAGAATTATTTAAAAGTAAACAACTAACATCTCAGGGTGGTAAAACCGCTGAGGAAGCTTATGCTGTCCAAAATAGTAAAAAAATAAGAATATCATCTTCCAATCCATTGGTAAGTACTGTTGGTATGTTACCTGCAAAGGGTGCTAGAGCATTATTGGGTATCAAAGGAAGTGAATCACTTTTAGAAGAAGAAATTACAGGATTGAGAATTATCAGAACTGGTTCAATACCATTTATATATGGTTCTGATTTGGGTAGATTAACATTAAAAACTACCGATTCTTTATCAACAATGAAACGGGCAACTGTTGGTGAGGCAACTGCTGGTGAGGAAATTGGAGCTGATGGTAAACCCAAACCACCAACTTTTTTTGAAAAAGTAGCAGATAATGTTGATACTATAAAAACCAAATTGGGATTACCAACCAAAGCAATACCATCTTTTGTACTTGGTAAATTTAAAGGTGATGAATTATCAAAACCTTATGATAGATATATACAATTAGAAAGAATAAAAGCATCTGCTGCCGGAACCCCTGCTAATAAATTATTAGGATTTATAGGTAATAATGCTGGTGGTGGTACACCATCTGCAATGGGTAGAAATTTAGTAGGTGGTGCTATAAAAAAAGGTAAACAAGACTTAGCTCAAAAACTTTTTGGAAAACGAGCAAGTAATAATTTGGGTACCGCGAGTGGTAGAAGACCATCTGGTATTACGGAACCACCTTTTAATAATTTAACAACAATGTTTACCTTAGATAGTTTAGATACCTTTGGTAAATATGGGTTTAATTATGGTATGTTGGAACCATCTACTCCACCAACTGGAGATGATAAAGAAGGGTCTAAATACAGTAAAACCATTAATACTGCATATGATTCGGTTGATGGATTATCGG